GACCTACAAGATATAAGTATTGGTCTGCTGCAATGTCTCCACCTGCTACCATAGTACCTGCTGAAGCTGCACCTGCATTTATAACTTGTGTTTCTGTTAAATCACCAATAGCTGTGTCATTAACACCTGTGCCTTCAGTAGCAGAGTATAAATCTATATCTGTACCACCGCCTGCAGGGGTTTCTAAACAAGTCATCGTAACTCCAAAAACAGTTCCTTGGTTTACAGTAGTCACCTGACCAATGTAAGCAACGCCTGAACCATCTTTACCAATAATATCGCCTGCAGTACCACCATCTCTTAAACCTGTTAAATCAATCATAATTTTTGTTTTAACAATGTTTACGTTGGTATCGGTATCACTTTTAAAACGTTCTACCTGAGTAACATATACTGCTGCTGTGCCTTCTATACCCGCACTGCCCACAGCTTCTGCTGACATTTTATTGCCACTTGTGATTGTAACTACGCCAGTCGTAGCGTTTTTTGAAATAGTCTCAAAACCATTTTCGGACCTTACCGGACCGCTAAATGTTGTATTTGCCATAATTTCCTCCTAAGGAAATAAGTTTTACCATCTTGGCTTGTCTGCTAGGTCAGTTGGTAAAACAAGTTAATTAATCCTAGTCTTCTGATTGTATATTAGTTTAAACAATAAAAAAAGGGAGCCGAAGCTCCCCTTATTGGTTTTAAGAACCTTAAGCTCCTTGAGAACCAAAAACTCCACGCCAGTTAGAGACACCGAATGAGTATCTTTCTCTAGCTCTGTACCTAATGTTACCTGTTGAAAATTCAGGTTCCATAGAAGTTTCCATTCCTGTTCTGTTGAACATTTTTAGACCTTCTCCATCTGCATTAACCGATGTCATAATAAAATAAGCATCAGGGTCATTTAGATAATGGTTTACGCTGAAACCATTTGGTATTGAAGATTGGTTTTTAATTGAGTTAATGTCATTATCTGCTGTTGACACTCTACCCGGAGTATTTAAAAGTCTATCAGCCACAAATGTTAATTGTGGTGGAACGATTAATTTATCAGGTCTAACTGCAATAGTTAGGTTTCTGTCATCAACAAATGTTGATATATCAATTATGTTATCTTCAAGTGAAGTTTCATTTAGGTCAGCCATTGTTGTAGCTCTGTTACGAGCTGTACCACCACCCGCTAGCGGATGTGCTGTGGATATTAATTGCTGTCCATCACCAATAGCAAAATTAGCATCAAACGCATTGTTTAATACATTTGCTCCTTTTACTTCTTTGGTGTGCTGCATTGAACGTGCCAATGCTTTTGTGTATCTTCTACCTAATTGGTCATACAGGTTATCTTCAATAGCTTCTTCAGTTAAAGCAAAAGCAAGAGCCACAGTTTCGTGTGTGTATCTCGCTGTGTAGCCTTCTGAAGCACTATCAAAATTAACGCCTGCACCCTCTTCCTTGACAGGAGCTGCACCAAATCCAACTACAAGCACTTCTTCTTCAAAGGCTCTATCAGAGTCTTCTATAGAATATAGTTCTTTGTATTCTTCATTGTTTTCGTCATATTCAAGTCCAAAAAGTGCATTTAGACCGGGTTCTAATTCTTTCGCTAATTGCGACCTACTTATAGCCATCTAATTACTCCTTATGCTAAGCCTGCGCCTTTAACGCCTGCTATATGATTTTGAATTACAACTAGAACATTTGTGTTTGCTGAAGCAACGTCTGAGTTATCAGGGTCTTGACTTACGTCAATTGCTTTTAGCGGCAAACTTGTTGCAGTTGCGCCTGTTGTTACGTCTAACTCTGCTCCTGAGATACCTGTATAGGTACTTCCTGAGTTTGTGTAGACGATATCGAAATTACCAAACAAGTCAGCCACTGGGAAAGTGTCGTCTGCTTGGATTTCAAAGACCGTATTAGGGTCATCGTGTATAAAAGCAATTATGTCTGAAGCGTTAGTGCTTGCAGGGTAATAATTACTAAATACTTGCTCTGATGTTGTTGGGTCTGTGTACATACAACCGTTGAATACGCCAACTATAGGAACTGTTCCACCATCTGCGTGGATTTCAACACCACCACCAGTAACTTGCATTACTAGGTCGCCTTGAAAAATACTTGTTCCGTAGTTTGCGGCTATTCTATAACGGCTTTGTCCGCCTGAATAGGGTGAGCCACCCATCATTCTTACAGGTTTTAGACCAAATGAAGCGTCTTTATTCGCCATGATTTCCTACCTTTTTTTTCCAAATGATACTTTAGACTGTCTATTAGAATCATACTTAACGTATCTATTGTTTCCTTGAACTTCGTTGAACATTGTATTATCCAGTGCTTCGTTCTGTTGCACGTTTCTATTTTTATAATGTTCGTTCCTTTCTTCAACAGTTTCTTTAGGTATTTTCGCTAATATCAATCCACCTACTGATATGACTCCTGCGTGTCTTCCATGCTCTATTGTAGGTAAAGGGAAATCAGGTATTTCGTCTTGTCTGACAAATTCCCATCCTTCTCTCATTCTAGCAGAAACATTGTTTCTGTCTTCTACACCTACATACTCTGACCTAATCCATCGGTATTGATATCCCTCAGGAGCAGGTGGAGTTTCAAGCATCCTCGCAGGCTGCCATGGTTTTCTTCTAGCGTTTTTATCGTGTTGCTCATCATCACGAGATTGGCGTGTTGTATTTTCAATTGCATCTAAATCCATTATTTTACTCCTTCAATTTTAACTATTTCTTTACCTACTCTTTTCAGCCACTCTTCTTGTGACATACCGTAAGGTTTCAAGTTGCTCTTTACGGAAGCATGGTTAGAATTAATCTTAATACCGCTTCTCTTCCCTTGTGTTCCTTGGCGACTTCCGGAGGAAGCAGAAGCAACTCTTTGCACAGTTGAGTTGGTATCTTTTGATACGCCTTCAGGTTTTTTCCTTAAATCAGGATAAACCTTTGTAAGTCTTTTGTCTAATTCTTCGTAATACTCATTATCATGACCATCAAAACCTTCGTTTATTAAGTCCTCATGAATACCCATTGCAGTGTATGTTTTGACTCTATCCTGTTGGAACCAGTCATTTTCTTTTTGCCATTCAACTGCTTTAGAATCAGGCTTAGGTTTATCATACACTTGTTGTGGCACATTTTGTACACTTTGTGGCACATTTCTAAAACTTTGCTCTTCTTGGCTTTGTAGCTGTACTTTAGCCAATCTTACTCTTTCTTCTTCTAAAGATACTTTATTAAGAAGCTCTACACTTTTAACCTCAAGGTCGGGGTCATTTGTTTCTCTAGCTTTTCTATATAAATCTTCAGCCTGTTGTCTTTGCGACTTTACACGATTTTCATATTCTTCAGTGTAGCTTTTGTCTAAAACACTAGCTCTACTTTTGACCGTGGCATATTCGCTAGATAAGTTTTTATACTTTGACTCAGCTTCGTTTGCTCTCATCTCAGCTTCTCTTATCTTGTCGTTAAGTTTATTAATTCTTTTTGATACACCTTTGGTGTATTTATCAAGCTCATCGTCACCGCCTGAGTCGGTTTCAACAACAGATTCTTCATTAATAGGCGTATCTTCTACGTCTACAATAAGTTCTTCTGTTTCTACTTGATTTTCATTATTTATGTCGTTCATATATATTCTCCTTATACTGAAACAATGTCATCAGGGTTCAAAATAGTGGCTATAACTTCATCATCATTTAAAATTCTGACTTCGCTTTCATCAGCCAACCTAAACCTAGAACCTGCATATCTACCAATCAATATCCACTGTCCTTGTTCACACCAAGGTTTTGCAAACCTTTTAGTGTCTTTATAACAATCAGGACCCATGGCTACTACATAGGCAACAACAGTTGCTAGGGTTTCTCTATCAATGGTTTCCTTGACCAACTGGATTCCACCTTCTGATACTCCTTTACCTTTATACGGAAGTACCAACATGCGCCAACCAGTAGGTTGAGGCATCCTTTCAAGAATACTTTTATCTAATAAACTGGGGTCTAAAACTCTGTTGTCCTCTTCAACAAAAGCTTTGTCTAAGTTAATAGTTTCCTCTTCTATCTTCTCATCAACTTTTTTCTCTGCTTCACTATTCATTCAAATCTCCTTTTTCATGTAAGTGTTCTTTTATCTTATCATGAATATAGGATAATGCAGATATTTCACCCATTAAAAATTGATATTTTTCCATATCTTTAATGCCACCTGACATTAAGATATCCTTAATTTGCTCCTCTCTTTGATTTAAGTCTTTACGGAGAGCATGAATAAAATCATACCTATCCATATTTTAAAATATGCCGTTAAACTTATTGCCTCGTAAAGCAGCTCCTTTACCTCTGCTTACTCCTTTGCCATAACCCGGTTTATGTGCTGTGTCCACTTTTACCTTTTTTGGTTGCGACAAGGCAATGCTTCCTTGACCTTTTATTGTGATGGAAGTTTTTGCTTTCATAGTTACTCCTTATTTGGTTTTCTTTTTAGTAGTTTTTTTGGCTACTGTTTTCTTCTTTGCTGTTGTTTTTTTCTTTGCAACAGTCTTTTTAGCTTTTTTCTTTGGTGCTTTACCACCCTCCCACGCTTCATTAACATCAGGAGTAGATAGGTCGTCTGCTATATAATGACCTTTATCGTCTCTAGCTCTTTTTGCATCTTCAACCACTGGTGCAATTTCTTCAACCTTTGGTGCTTCTGCTGCTTTTATTTCAGCTTTTTTCTGTTTTATTTGTGCTACTATTTTTTCGTTAATTGAACTTGTCATTTATTCATCCTCGCTTGTAAGTCTATTAGTTTTAACTCAGCTTGTTGCTGTAGTCTTTGTTTGGCAATATCATTTTTTTCATTACCAATTAAAGCTTGTTGGTCAGCTTTTTGTTGTTGTAATTGAAGCTCAGTACCGCTTTCCATGGCATCTTGTTGTTCTTTAGCCATAAATTGTTGGTTCTTCATTTCAATTTCTTTGTCACGCAATCCAAGTTCTTGTTGTCTTATTGCAACAAGTGGGTCGTCTTGCTGTGGTGGTTGTACTGAAGTTAAAAATTCATTAGATAATT